TGCTATGCACCCGGCGATCATTGACTTTCACCACATCGTGCGTGACGAAACTTACCGTTCGGTAAATGCGCTTACCAACCAATCTAATTTTGCAGCGGCCTTGGAAGAGATCAAAAAATGTATCCCGTTGTGTGCAAACTGTCATCGTGTTTTGCATTGGAATGAAGGGCAAGAAAAGAAAAAAGAGCGCAAGAGGAAAAGAAAAAAGTCAGCGCGACGGGAGCACAAGGTTGATGCCAATAACAACACCGAAGGCAACCCACCAAGGCCACGAAGCGTCAAAGACAGCAAGTAAAAAAGCTGCGATGAGCGCGGTCATCATGCTTCGTCAAACCATTCATAGATCTCGTCTTTAATTGCCTCAAAAATAGCGCTCTCCATTGCCTGTCTGGATGGATCGTCGTCGTGTTTATAGGCTCTGTTTAGCCCCAACTTGATACCGTTCTCCAGGCACATCTCTAGCACTGCCATGAATTTAGGGGTCATTTCATTACCCTCACTTCCGATTCGCTGCTTTGCGTAGGTCAGTCATTTCTCACCCCTTGCTCGGATTGCTTCAGCGCACTGGCCTACTGTCAAATCTGCCCGGCCGTAGATGCGTTCATCGATGATGCTCCTGTATTCTGCCCATGCCTGCCCGTGGGGCTTGCGGCTTCGTAGGTTGAAGATGTCGTGCCAGTCAATGTCCTGTACCACGCTGTAGTAGACGACTCCTTTGATCTTGGTCCGTGACCAATTGCCCTTTCTAATCTCTGCGCTGATGAATTTACGGGCGCTATTGGTAGAGCACTTGTCGTACATTTCGGCGATGTCTTTTAGTCGGTAGAGGTTCATTCGTCCTCCAGGAAGCTGATCAAGCGATTGATGTACCACCGTGCCTTTTTGTAGTCTTCGATGGCGTCTTCTTTAAAGGGGCCACGGGAGAGGTATTTCAGTGTGGTCAGGCGCAGGTGTCCGGCGAACTCCTCGGGGGAGCTTTTGGCCTGCATGAAGTCGATGGTCTCGATCCCGCCCACGGTGTAGTGTGGTGGGTGGTCGATGGTGCTGGGTTGGGGTTTTGGGTTGCGGACGATTTTTTTCATCAGAAGAGCTCCTTGTGGGTGGGGGAAGTGTGGGTGGTGGGGTTGGTGGTTACAACAGCGCCGTCGGGAGTGACGCGTAATTCTGGTCCTTCTGGCTCATCCGGGACTTCTTCCGGAAATAGGTGGTCAAAATGGACAACTCCGCTGCCGTCTTGAACGGCCAGTTCATCCTCTCCCAGGACAGGCCACTCGGGTGGTTCTGTGCACTGGTCGATGGCCTCGGATAGCAAATCGGAAACAGCCCACAGTGCGTATTCGGTGTCTTCTCTTGAGTCATTGCCCGCCCCTATGTTCTCCATGACAACGCGGACGATGCCGCGCGCTTTGCAAAGCCGTGTTTCAAGGTCCATCATCAGTGTGCTCATTTGATATGCCTCCTTAAGAAGTTATAGACGCGGTCCTTGAGCCGTGGGCTGTCGGCCTTGGTCTGGATGACCTCGCGCAGGTAGTCGTTGCCGTCAAAGGCGCGGCCGGTGCGTTCTAAAAGGACGCGGCGCACTTCGGCTGCCTCTTGGAGGGCCTTGTCGCGCTCTTGACGGTAGCGGTCGGCCACCTCTTGCCAGTACAGGGCATTGGCGCGCAGGGTGGCCTCTTTAAGTGGCATCATGTGTGGGCTCCTTGAAGGCGTAGTTTTTCTTGATGGACTTATCCCAGGCGTCGCTCATTTGCTCAATGCCTCGCAGATGTCCGTTATCAAAGGCTTTGAGCACCATCTCAATAATGTTTCTTCTCTCGGTGCCGTCGAGCTTGTTAGTGTCCATCGCCTCTTCGAGCTCTGCTAATACGGACTGCACAGTGGGCCATGCGGGTAGGTTAGGTGTGGTCATGATTGATTCCTTTCTGAAAGTATTTCGTCTTCTAGGTTAATGATCTGTGATTCGTCCATGAATCGCAGAAGGTTTGCACTGTTCCTGCCGGACCCCCCGATAGGCTGGACCTTGGTGATGTCCACCTGTTCGGGAAAGCCGTTCTCGGCGGGCTCAATGGCGTACTGAACTACTACATCAAGCGTCAGCTGTGTGTGGATCGTGGGCATTGACATCCTTTCTGCTGTATTGAGTGAAGCAACTATACCAAGACACTACCGGTAGTGCAAGTGGGCGATGAAAAAAAGGCGGCCTGCTCCAAAGAGGGGGGTGAGCAGGCCGCAAGGGGCCCCTGTAGACCCCGAAGGAGACTCCACACTGTCAACGATGTGGAGCAAGGTCATTATGCCGCCTCGCCCCAAGAAGGGCCAATCTCAACATCCACCTTTGAAGGGACTTCCAAGTCAACGGCGGTACGCATCACCTCTGACGCTTCAAGGGCCTCTTCTCTGGAGTAGACTGACAGTGCGATTTCGTCGTGAACCTGCAACAGGAGATTGAATCCCGCCTTATGAAGAGCGATCATTCCGGCCTTTGTCTGGTCAGCAGCCGAGCCTTGAATAAGGCGATTCAGTCCTTTGTAAGTGAACGCTCGCTTAATCGAACGACCGTATTCTATAACGGCCTGCTCATACGGCAAGGCCTTGTTTACACCCCACTGCGTGGGCTCCCAGAGCGGGAAGCGGCACTTACGGCCAAGCAAGGTTCGGATTGATCCGCCGGAGGCGGGGTGCTCGATGCGCTTTTGGACGGCGTCCACTGTGCCCTTGAGGAACGGTACGCGAACATGAAATTTGTGAATCAAGTTTTCAGCCTCGTCGAGCGGTAGGTCGAGCTCGTTGGCAAGCTTATTCTTGCCCATGCCGTACATAAGACCCAGGCCAATGGTCTTGGCCTGCTTGCGTTTAATCCCGGCCATGTGCGCGATTATTTGGTGGAAGTCCGTGTCAGGATTTGCTCTATAAGCCTCTGCCATTTTTTCCGCACCGGGAAGGCCTAAAAGCGCAGAGTAATGAACCAAGAGCCGTGGTTCTTGGCTAGAGAAGTCACAAGCTGCCCAGGTGTCGCCTTCTTCTGGTAAGAACAGCCCACGGACCATGGGCCCAATAACCTCATGCCGTGCAGGGACTTGCTGAAGGTTTGGGTTGGCCATGGACAGTCGTCCTGTGACCGTGCCGCCTTCGTCTGAGCGCAGCTGATTGACGTGTGGGTGGATGCGGCCGTCGGCTGCGGAGAAGTCCAGATAGGGCTGCAGGAACGTGCCGTGGGTCTTGTTCAGTTCACGTGCTTCGATGATGAGCTTGGCAATGGGATGTTCGTGGTTCTGGAGAAATGACCGGGTGAAGCTTGGCAGTCCTGTGTTGCTCTTTGGGTAGGGAAGTTTGAGTTTGTCAAAGGCAATGGCGATGCTTGCAGCGGCCCAGATCTCAACCGAGGATCCTGTTAATTTCTTCAACTCGCGCTGTAGCGCCTCTTCGCGTTCTTGCATCTGCACGATGAGGGTCTTGGCGCGGTCGCGGTCAAAGCGGATGCCGCGCTTGGTGAGGTTGATGAGGATGGGCAGGAGCTCTGTTTCGAGGTCAAAGATCGACTCGATGTTTTCCTTGCGCAGCACAGTCTGGAAGTGTTGCCAGAGCTTTAGCGTGAGCGCGGCGTCTTGCTCGGCGTAGTCACCAACAAACATCGCAGGCAGCTTCCAAAGCTCCTTTTTGGCGTGGACGTTAAAGTCACTGGCGGCATCTTTTAGGGCCTGCTCGGACTTGATCTCTTTGAGATAGTCAAAGCCCAGGGCGTTGAGGCTGTAAGAGAAGCGATTTTCATCGATCAGCGGGGCCGCGATCATTGTGTCCAGGATTCGACCCTTAATCTCATATCCGTGGGCCATGAGCCATCCGCAATCGTAAGCTGCATTGTGCATAACTTTGTCAACGGGAAGCAGAAGAACTCGTCTGATGAAGCGCTCAACGAGCCCCTGGTCAAGATTCCCTCCACCTTGATGTCTAACAGGGAAGTATCCGGTCCATCCGTCAACAGCGATGGCGTAACCAACAATGTAGCCATCGTTTCTTGGCCATCCGGGGCCGTATTTCTCCATGTTAGGGTCACATGTTTCGAGGTCAATTGCGATCTCCTTAGCGTCCGATAGGTCTGGGAATTTGTCCGGGGGGACCCACTCTGTCTGGCGCGGGAACAGAGGTAATGTCATAAGGTAAAGCCTCTTGAATAGGTTTCGGGTTCGACGATGTGCAATTCTCTTTTTGCTCTGGTCAGGCCCACATAGAGCAGTCGGCGCATGTCATCGGGGTTCTTTTGCAGTTCTTCCATGAACCGTGCTGAGAGGTCCAGGCGCAGTAGGACATTATCCGCCTCGCCGCCTTTTGCCGCGTGGACCGTGGACAGTTTCACAGGGGCCTCGCCTGTTAGGCGCACCCCACGCCTAAGGAGAGCGATGATGTAGTTGCGCTTGTCCTCGGCGATCTTGGTCAGGGCCTCGTGCCAGATGACATCGGTCAGTAGGCCGTGGTGGTCTTTAAGCTTTTGCAGGGTGTAGAGAGCCTCTGGATCACCGTCTTTAAAGGACTTATTGCCGCGTTTGACAAACTCCGTGCCGAGGTGTTTGTAGACCAGCGCCACGGTCGCGTAGTCCACCTCTTTGCCCTTGCGCAGGTTCTCCCATCCGATGACGGCGCGCACGATGGTCTCAGAAACACTGCGATGGCCGTTGCGCTCGAAGAGAACGCCTTGGTCCAAGAGCCAGCCGTGGATGGGCGTGAGGTAGTAGTTCGTGAAGGCAAGGATGAGCCAGTTGCCCTTGGTCACGTCCACGTCACTAAAGCGGTTGTACCAAAAGAGCGAGCCTTCAAAGCCTTCCTTTGGTCGCCATGTCTTTGGCTGTCTAATGCGTATCCGGTCGGATACTTCGTTGGCAAGATCGTGGATGACCGGTGGGACGCGATAGGACTGATCAAGGATGATGTTCTCTCCTGGCAGCGAGAGGAAGGTGTCTACATCTGCCCCTGCCCACCGGTAAATGGCCTGATCATCATCCCCGGCGATGTAGGTTGTAAAGCTATGCTTTACAAGTTCCTGGACCAAGTTCCATTGCAAACGAGAGAGATCCTGGGCCTCGTCGATGATGAGCAACTCCAGCGTGGGCAGGCGCTCGGGTTCGAGGATGATTTTTTCTAAGAGATCGGTGAAGTCAAAGAGCAGGCGCTGTTCTTTGTACTGGCGATAGGTGCGCTCAACAAACTCAAAGTGCCACCATTCGATGGAAAGGCCGCTCTGGTTGTAGTGTGTGCGCAGGTCCATGCCCCGGATCCGGGCAAGGTTGATCTCGTTGAGGA